ACAGGAACACCAAAAGAAAGCCGCCAAATTAGCCGACAAATACGCTTATAAAGGCTCAATAATGAAAGGGGCGCGAAACTATACAAGTAAGTTGAGCGAGTTAATAGTAGCCGAATTTTTAGGCGTTGAACTAAAAAATAAAATTGATTACGATCTTTATTATAAGGGTCAATATATAGATATAAAAAGTAATTACTGGGGCGCACCTAAACCCCCGCCCGATGATTATATTATAAAGCTACCCGACACATATAAACAAAAAAGCGATTGGTATATATTCACGGGCTTAAATGCCGCTTATGATAAATTATACATATTCGGGGCAATCAAAACAAAAGACTTTTTTTTAATAGCTAGACAATACAAAAAGGGGGACAAATTCACATTTTACGGTATGAATTACGAATATAAATGTAATACTTACGCGGTGGACTTAATGCGCTTCAAAGCCTTTTGCACAAAGACATACGGCAACAAAACAACCTTCCAACAGAAAAAATAAATACAAAATAAATTAAAAATGTTTTGCAAAAAATTTGCGAAATTAAAAGTTATATATTAAGTTTGTTATGTCAATATGATACAAAACAAAAATAATAGTATGCAAATCAAATTAGAAAAAAGTTATTTTACACGCTTCGGTAATACGCCGCACGGCTTTACAATAGAAGTTATAAATAAAATGTTAAATAATTCATTTGTTGATATATTAGACTTAATAAGTTTTTTAAATGTGAACGTAGGAAATCAAAACGAGATTTTAATATATGGGCGCGGGGGTTCGCACGTTTGGATAAGCGACAAACAAACGGGCGAAAGGATAGCAATAATATTTGAATAACAATAAAAACGGGGGCTTCGCCCCTTTCTTTTTCATTTAAAATAAAATAGTATGACACAACGCGAAATATTAGACGAAATACAAAAAAGCAGCCAGCAAATCGAACAAATAGGCGATTTAATAAACACCTTTCTAGCTTTGGCAAAAACAAAAAGCGATACAATAAAACACTTTAAATACTATTTACATTTTCCAAAACTAGCTAAAGAGTACGAAGTTGAACTATCAAAATATAAAAGGGCGGTAGATCGTTTAATTAATTACCAAAACAAAAAAATTAAAATACTTTTGACGCTATCGCAAAAGCTAAAAACTTTAAAATAGGAAAACAATAAAAAAAAACGTATATTTACAATACATACTGTTTTAATTTTTGTTTTGTAAAGGGTGCTAAATTTTAGCCCCTTTTTTTTATGCAAAAAATAAACCCCGAACCAACAAAGGAACGGGGCAAACTATCAATAAAACACAAAACCCAAATTATTATTTTTTTGATTCTACAACCTTTTCAACTATCAAGCCCGTATGTATCATAATTTGTAAAACGTTAATTAATATACTTTCGGCCTTTTCGGGAATAGTATTTAATTTTTCGGCAAACTCTTCTAAAATTTCGTTTTTAATAGTTGCGATCTTTTCCCATTCTTTGGGTATATCTTGACTATTTAAAATTAAATTAGGTAATTGTATGGCATTGTTCGACAACTTCATAAATTGCCCTATCTTATCAAATACATTGCCCTTTTTGCCCTGTTCTTTTTGCTCTTTAAAGTGTTCGTGAATTTCTATACTTTCGTTTACTGTTTCGGCAACCCATAAAAGCCAATCTTTTAATACGCTTTTTTCTTGATCATTCATTTTTTTAAGTTTTGATAATTTAATAAAACAAAATTATTTATATTATAGTATATTTACAATATAACTATAAATAATAAAAAAAATGTTAATATATGCTAACTCTTTACAATTATTAAATTTAGGTCAAAATATAACGATTGAAGAAAATAGCATATTATACACAGAATACACAGACGCCGACATTTACGCTGAACTAGAAAGCACACAAAATAAAAGTATTATTACCTATCGTATTATAATTGACGAATTAATACATGACCCATTAATAAACGAACAAACAAAACACGTTTATAAACCCGATAGCGAAGGGCTATATAAATTAAAAAAAAAGAGATACACACAAAAAAAGTTTTACGAATTTTTATGTAATACGGTATTTAATAAAGGGGTTTTTAATTGCGATCATTTAAAAAATAGTATTTGTAATTTTGGCTTTGCTGGCGTCTATTACTTTGAGAATAAAAGCCAACGTATATTAACATTAAAAGACTTTACAGGCTCAATAATAGGGGCATATAAGGACGGTAAAAACTTTAAATTAGAATAATACAATGCCTAGAAAGAAATTAAATATTAATTGGGAACTAGTCGAAGACTTAGCCACAAAACACTGTACAGGTACGGAAATAGCCGCGACCATAGGCGTACACCCCGACACATTATACGATAAAGTAAAAATTAAATATAAAATAGGTTTTTCAGAGTTTCTAAGACAAAAAAAAGAAAACGGGCGCCAGCTATTAAAAAGGGCTATGTTTGAACAAGCATTAAACGGCGATAAAACCGTTTTAATATGGTTATCAAAAAATTATTTAGGGTTTACCGATACGCAAAGAATAGAGCAAAAAACAGAAATTAAAACCGAAAAAGTAGACCTTTCAAGTTTAAGCGATGATGAACTTAAAGAATATATCAAAATTACCGATAAACTTACAGGCGCTAAAAAGTGAACTTTGCCGCCGTTCTTTTATTGAGTTTGTACAAGCTACAAAAAAAGATTATATAGTAAATTTTCATCATGAAATACTAGCCGACTATTTGCAAAGATTCGCAAAAGGGGACATTAAAAAACTTATGGTATTTATGCCACCCCAGCACGGCAAAAGCGAACTTACAAGCCGTAGGCTACCCGCCTATTTGTTAGGTCTAAACCCTAAGTATAAAATTGTCGGCTGCTCTTATAGTAGCGATCTAGCAACACAATTTAATAGGGACGTGCAAAGAATTATAGACCACGAAACGTATTATAATATTTTCCCCGAAACAAAAATAAATTCTAAGAATGTGAAAACGTCCGCACAGGGCGGCTATCTTAGAAACGCGGATATATTCGAAACGATTAATAATAGGGGCTTTTATAAGTCGGTGGGGGTAGGCGGTAGCCTTACGGGTACGGCGGTTGATATCGCCATAATAGACGACCCCGTTAAAGATGCCGTAGAAGCGCAAAGCGCCACAGATCAGCAGCGCAAGTGGGAATGGTACACAAATGTTTTATTAACACGTTTACACAATGATAGCCGCCAATTAATAACGATGACACGCTGGCATAAAAACGACTTAGCGGGTAAAATATTGGATATTATGCCCGAAGGGTGGGAAGTGTTACGACTAGAAGCTATAAAACAAAACGTAAGCCACCCAAAAGACCCGCGACCATTAGGGGCGGCACTATGGGAAAACCGACACAGTAAACAGAAAATAATGAGCATTGCAAAGTCTAGCCCGCAAACATTTAACGCCCTTTATCAAGGCGACCCCAAACCAAACAAAAGCACGGTTTACGCTACGGGTTTTAATTACTCAATGAATGTAAAAGAATGTAAATTTAACCCCGCTTTACCTTTACATTTTACCGTAGATTTTAATACGTCGCCATATATGTCGGGGCTAGTTATTCAAATTGAATATATAAATAGTCTTTGGAAGGGACACGGCGAATACTGGCAACTAAATGTAATTGACAAACTTGCATTACAAGCCCCTAATAATGACGCGAAAAGTTTAGGGCGTTTCTTTGAAGCAAAATACTATGAATATATAAAAGACGGCTTTTTTTTATATGGCGATGCTAGCGGGAAAAATAACACGGGCATAAGCAGCAACGGCGACACCATAAAAACAAAAACATTATTTAGCGATTTATTGAGCGGGCTAAACAAATACACGGCTTATAACGTAATAGAACGCGTGCCGAAACAAAACCCCAAATATAGAAGTATTGGTAAAAATATGTTAGGGCGTCGCGTGTTTTTAAATGAGTGTTTACAAGGTAGCAAGCCAATTAGAATACATATAAACCCCGAATGTAGCGAATTAATCGCCGACTTTGAAGAATGCACGCAGGACGCAAACGGCAAGCTAGCAAAGCCAAAAAGTAAAGGCGGCATAGAGTTACGCGGGCATATGTTGCAAGCATTCGAGTATTTTATATGTTACCCCAAAAGTTTAGGGTACTTAGCAAAAATGAATAATATTAAAAAATTAGCATAAATGAAAGACTTAACTATACAAGTTATTAAAGGTTTAAGACACAAAGAATATTATAGAACCGTAGAAATCGCACACTTTTATAAGCAAGTTGTTGACGGTATTGGGCAGGGCGAGCTAGTTTTAAGCCTACGCGATAGAGAAAGCGAAGCGCAGCAAATGCAGCGCTTAAAAGTTACCCAAAATAGAACAAAAGCAATATACGGGAAGCTAGAAAGTTTTTTAAAGCGCGTGTATAGAACCGACAAAATAAACCTAGACGTAAAAACCGAAACGGAAACGGGGCAGCAGTTAATAAATAGTAGCCTTTCAAAATATGGCAACAATGGCGAAACATTGCTACAATATAGCGAAGATTTAGCGTTATTTATGAATGGTAAAGACCCTAACGCGTTGTATTGGGTTAAACATGAACGTATAAATAATATAGACACTTTTGAACCCGTTGTATTTAATAGTGATTGCGCACTATATTATGAAAAAACAAAAGGGGCGTTAAATAATATTGTTTTAATTGATCATTTAGACGCTCAATACTTAGACGGGGCAAGTATGAAATATAAAAATATATGTATTTATTATACATTTACGGCGGGCGTGTTAGATATAAGCGTAGAAATAGACGCCGACTTAGCCACAAAGTCAGATTTTTATAAGCCTTACGAAGTATACGAAAAAACAAGTTCTTTAAAGATTGGAAATAAAATATTTAATACCTATTCTTTTGAATTAGAAAGCGAAAATATACCCGTAACAACTATCGGATATAAAAAAGATAGAATTACAGACGGTAATACATTTGTAAGTTTTTGGGACGATTCAACCGAACTATTTAAACAATTAATTAATGTTGGCTCTCAATATGACATTAGTTTAATACTACATACATTTTTACAAAAAATACAATTATACACACCTTGCGATTATATAGATAGTAGCGGCGCAGAATGTCGGGCGGGCTATATGCACCCCAGTAATAAACTTTGCACGGCTTGTAACGGCACGGGAAAAAAAGTACATACCAGCGCGCAGGATGTTATCGAAATTGAATACCCCGACGACGACACGGTTAAAATATTGCCGAAAGATTTAGTTTCCTATGTTACAATGCCCTTTGATATTGTGCAACACCAAGCAAACGAAGTGTACGGCTACCCGTCTAAAATTACAGAAGCCGTTTACGGTATTGACCTTACACATAAACCAAACGCTGCGACAACTGCAACGGCTAATCAAAATTTTTATGATACCGCCTATGATATGATGTTCGAGTTTACAAAAGCCCCCACACACATTTTTAAATTTACGGTCGATATTATAGCGCAAGTTTTAAATTTAAATAGATATTCTTCAAATCTAGTGTATAGTAATAATTTTAATTTAGAGACAGAATACGATTTATTCACACTTAGAGAAGCCGCCGTAAAAGCTGGGGCAACCCCCGAAACACTAGAAGCAATAGACAAACGTATACTAACAAAACAAAATAAAAATAATGCCGAATATATGGCAATATTCAAAGCTATGCGTAAGTTTTTACCCTTTTCGAATTTAGGCGCAGACCTTAAAAAAAATTTAGTTTTGAGCCTACCCGACAAAAACAGGCAAAAAACGCTATATTTAAATTTTAACGAAATTACAAACGACATACTAGCAAACCGCAAAGACTTTGTATTATTAGACTACAACGCCCAAAAAAATATCATTGAAAGTTATATTGAAAAATATAAAGAAAGGGCGTTAAATGATAATACAATAGTAAATATAAGAGATAGGGTTATAGAAGAAGAAGCCTAAAAAATGGACGATTTAACAAACAAAAATATAGACAAAAAAGCACGGCAAAAAATAGCAACCGTAAAAAAAAGCGAAAAGAAACTAATTGAAATAGCCGCCAAGCAACAAAGAAAGCTAAATAATTTTCTTATTAATACTTTTATGCCGTCGCTAGATATTAAAGACGGGAATATAATAAACAATACCAACAATTTAAAAAAGGTAAATACGGCGGCAGCGCTAAAGCGTTATTTGAAAAATGTAATTAATGAAAGTTTATTAAAGGCTTACATTGAAGGGTACGAAAATATAAATAAAAACACGGCTAGTTTATACGATCTTTACGAACCAACAAAAGCGACAAAAGAACGAATTTTTAACCGTTCCGATATTATGGCCGACGGCTTTTTAACAGAATTGTTTGATAATAACGAAATACAAAAAGAAATACAGGGGACTTTACGCGATGCAATAGCAACGGAAATTAAAACGAGTGAATTAAAAAACCTATTAACGCAACAAATTAAGGGTACTGAAGAAAAAATGGGCGCTTTAGAAAGTTTTCACTATTCACAGGGGCGCGACAGTTTCCAAGCGCACACTAGGGGGCTAGATGTTCAATTTGCAAAGGCGTTAAAACTAAACTATTTTATTTATCAAGGGGGCGTAATAAAAACTACCCGCGACTTTTGCGACGAAAGGAACGGCGGCACATTTACGCGCGAAGAAGTCGAAGACTGGCAGGGCTTAACGTGGCAAGGGAAAAAAGACGGCCATAATATTTTTACTGACTTAGGCGGCTATAATTGCCGCCATGACCTAACGCCCATAACTTACGAACTGGCGAAACGAAGACGCCCCGACATTGAAAAAAGCAAATACGATTAAAAAATGAATATTAGTGTATATTTAAACGATGTATTATACAACCCCCAAAATTTAGGGGACTTTACAATAAGTACAAGCCTAGACACACAGGCGGGGGCGTTTCAATATGTTAAAACCTTAGATAATAATTTAGTATTTACGGGCGAAGCATACACGTATATTTTATTACATGGCGAATGTCAAAAGATAAAAGTAAAAATTTTACAGAATTGTAACGGCGAAAATTACGAATTATATAAAGGCTATTTTACATTAAATAGATGCAATATAAACGAAGACAGGAAAACAATAGAAGCCGAACCCCGCGAAGACACATTATATAATTGCGTACTTGATAATTTAGATCGTAAATTTAACTTTTTAGAAAATACCGAAATTGTAAGCGCTGAATATAGCAATAATATACAACTAGAATATAAATTAAACCCAATAAATGACGCCGTTCTACCTTACTATGGCGACCCCTTAGAGTGTGGGACGGCGGGCAATTATGTAAGCGCTTTAGGTTTGGGCTTTTTGTATTGCCGTGAAATTATAACCGTAAGATGTAACGGGGGGCAGCCACAACCGCCAGCGGGTACGGGGTGGCAACTATTAGTTAATAATTGTAAAAAAGGTTTTTGTACATTTGCCCGAAAAGCTAGCGTTTTTACGTCGTCTATTTTACCGTGTAGCGCCTTTTTTGCGAACCCCACAACTAGCCCGCCACCTGTTACGGCTTTAAATGAAAATTGGGTCATTGTGGCTAGTGTTACGGCGGGCGGTACTACATTAGCCTTTTATGTCGATTATAATTTTATACAAACACCGCAAACACTTACTAACGGGCGCGATCTTATGAGCGTTTTAAATTTCGGTTTGAATCAATATTGCCCCGAATTAGACGCCGTAAGCGAATTTTTTACAAGCGATGTTAACCCAGTAACGGGGGCAAGCCCCAGCAAATCGAAGGGCGTACAGTTGCACAGTATAAGCGATATAAAAAACCCCGCAGCAAGTGAAAAAGCGACACTAGAAGAAATAACATTAAAGGACATTTTAGAAAATATTGTTTCTAATCGTTTTAATTGCTTTTGGTTTGTTGATGAAAATAGTAAAAGGCTAATAATTAAGCACTATAAAAATTTAACCTTTACAGGGACAACAAATATAAACACACTAAGCCCCGAAAGTTTAAAGTATAAAAACGAATACAGGTATTTAAACGAAAACAACGCAATAACAGAAATTTTTGAAGGGCAAGACGACGACATAGACTTTGCGGGCGTCCCTATCGACTATAATAATAGTTGCGGGGAAACGGTTATAAATAGAAATTTAGGCGCTATTTATACAAATGTTGCATTTATCATAAACAACCCCGCCGAATTTGCCAATAATGGTATGGTTTTAATATTAAAAAATTCGTTAAATATTCCCCCAAATACAAGCCCGCCAAGTAGCACCGCCGAAAACGGGGCAATTACGGGCGAATATAAACCTAACGCGCCTTTGGGTATGGCGAACTTACAAGCGGCTTACTGGCGGCATTTTAGACCCTTTAAAGCGGGTGTATTAAACTTTGACGCGGTAGAATTTGAAACGGTAGCCCCTAGAAAGCAACAGGTTGAAATAAATATTAATGAATGTTGTGTATTTTTCTTTAATGAGCGTAATAAATACATAACAAATTTAACAGAAAACGGTATATTAAATAAATACGTTTTCAATTTAAAAACAAATAGTTTAGAACTTGAAATAATATATTAATATGTTTTATATAAATAAAAATACGGCGACACTATCGGGCGGGGGCTTACCCATAACAACCGAAACGAATTATTTATTTACGGTAAGAAGCGAAAACAAGTATATAACTAGTCGCGGTTTTTGGCGTGTACCGTCGGGGAAATTACCAACTTTTCAAATATTTGTACAGGAAGACACTCTATTAAGCGCATCTTTATTTATAACTAACGGGGGCGCAAATTTTACGGGCGTAATTAATATACCCGCCGCAGCGTTCACGGTTAACGCAATAGAAAAAAACGGCGTTAATTTTTGGGTGTGGGAAACTAGCGACGCCTACACATTAGCGGCAGCGGTAGAAGGTAGATACTTAATAAATTTAGTATTACAGAATAGCGTTACAAGTAAACAAAGTACTTATTATAGTGAAGAATTTATAATTTCAGATTGTTGTTAATATGGATTTAGACGACTTTAAAAACAACCTTTTAACGTTAATTAATGAAATTAACAACACCCGCGAAGAAGAAAGCGTAATAATTGCGCAGGAATTAGCCGCAACGGTTCGCGATAGGGTGCAAAATGACAAAGAAGACGCACAGGGGGCAAGTTTTGGCACGTATTCGACGGCAGTAGTCCCGCAATGGTATTTTTATAGCAAGGCTTTAAGCGGGGGCGCATTAGATCGCATAAAAGCGGGCGCATGGTTTCAAAGTTATGAAGAAGCACGGGCAGCAAATAACTTGCCTATTGACGCCGTAAATTTTACTTTTTCGGGCGATATGTTCCGACAAATAGGGGTTACTAATATTGAAAACATCGGGTTTAGTACGTCGGTAAGTTATGGCGGTCAAACTGAATACGCAAAAAATATACTAGAATATCAAGCCCCTAAATATGGTAATATTATACAATTTTCAGAAGAAGAAAAACAAACGGTATTAGATGCACACAAAGAAAGAATAGGCAAAAAATTTAATAATTTATTATGATAGATTTACTAAGCGCTGGGCTTGCTGAATATGGTACAAGGGAACTACCCCGAAAAGAACACAATAAAAGAATTTTAGAATACTTTGCCGACATTGGACATGAATGGGTAAAAAACGACGAAACTGCATGGTGTAGCGCTTTTATAAACTACATAGCCAAAAAAACGGGCTACCCTTACACGGGTAAGCTAAACGCTAGAAGTTGGCTAAAATTAGGGCAAAGTGTAATAGATGCCCCACAGTTAGGCGACTTAGTTATATTTTGGCGTGAAAGCCCGCAAAGTTGGAAGGGTCATGTCGGGCTTTTTATTCGTAGTGGAAAAAGTAATATATTTGTATTAGGGGGCAATCAATCAAACGCCGTAAACATAAAGGCATACCGAAAAGATAGACTTCTGGACATTAGGCGACTAAATAAAATAAAATGATATTACAATATTTAATAGAGAGTTTAATAAAAGACGATTTACAAAACTTATCTTTTGTTGATCGTTACGGCGGCATAGTTAAGCCCGTAGAAATAAAGCAACAAACTACAACAGGAACGACAAAAAGTATATACCCCGTTAGTACAAACGTAAATAATAAAGATTGTTTTAATAACGGTTTTTATCAGCACTTAATACCCGACGATAGTAAAAAAAGTATTATGTATTGGGAACTTATAAACCCTATGCAAAATATAGGCATGACCCCACGCGTAAATAAATTTAATAATATACGATATAGGGGTACGGCGCGCTTAGTTGTGTGGCTTAATCTTAAAGAATTAGGTTTTACAATTACACCGCCTTTAGATGTATCAAACGGGGCTATTTTTACGCTGCCCGAAATTATAAATACAATTAGTTTGCAGGGTAAAATAAGCGGGGGGCTATTTGATAAAGATAATATTACTATAAAGCCAAGCAAATATATTTTAGATCAAAAAGCAATATTTAATAAATACACCTATTCGCAAGATTATAATTATTATTTATACCCCTTTAATTTTTACGCAATAGATGTATTATTTGAATTAGACACTTGTTTAAAAAATTCTTTTCAATTTGAAGTTAATAGCGCGATTGATTGCCTAAACCCTTAATAAATGGACTTAAAAAGTAAGAAAGTAAAAATAAAAATTGATGTATTAGAAGCTATGCACATTTTAAGCGTTTTAAAAATTGTTAGCGAAGGTTTAGCCGAAAAGCCCCGAAATTTTGAAAACTATTTATTTAAACAGGCTTTAAATAATTACGAAAAGCAACTAGAAGGCAGTCTAAACGAAGAAAAGGCAGAATACGCCGCCGACAGTTTCGACATACGCGAAATGATGTATAAACTAGAAAACGAATAATTATATTATGAACGATTATTTACTTTTTAAAATATGTTTTTTGTCGGCTTGCTTTGGTTGGTGCTATGTCGAAAAGTTAACGGGCAACAGACAAATTTTTGATTTTATGCAGGCATTACACGAAAAAGCCCCCGAAAAATTGCGTTATATGCTGGGCTGCTCTTATTGTTTAAGCGGGTGGGTTGCTATGGTTTGCACGGCTATAAATTGGCGACACTTTGAAAGCCCTATAATATATACGATAATAGCCGCCCCTTTATCAATGTTTTTTGTAGGGGTAGTTTTATTTTTTAATGGATATATAACACAAAAATATTATAATTAATGAGCGACGAAATAAAAGAAAGGTTAGAAAAAACCGACGCTAAAATTAAGGGGGTTGTAGGCGTTAAAAGCATAAAAGACGGGGACACCTACAAAAAAGACTTTACGGCAAACGGTACTAATTATAAAATTTTACCGATAGATGAAGTGTTTACGGTGGAACGTATGACGGCCTATCAAAATATTAATTTAATGTTTTCGTTAGCTAGTACACCCCTAGAAATGCACAAAAACATACAAAAGTATAAAGACATAATTATACGAATGTGTAGTGTCGAAACGAAGGTAAAAGCAACCGACGAATTAATAAGACATACATATAATTTACTAGATAGCTTTCAAAATAATACGAACCGTTTTCCGCAAGGCTTATATATATGTACATTGTTTATAATTAGAGAAAACGAAAATATCAGTAAATGGTCGTTTGATTTAGCCGACGAAAAAATAAACGACTGGGCGGCTGAAGGGTTAAACATGGTTGATTTTTTAGGGCTAGCCATAGCGCACTCGGTCGAATGTCAAAAGATTTTAAATTTAAGCTAGGCGATTTTTTAAACCCTAGCGGCGGCGACTATGGCGGAAGATATAAGGAAGTAAGATATTCAAACAAAACCTTTTTTTATGTTGATAACGTTAAAAAGAATTACGAAAATATATTAGATAGTTTAGGGCTAATAATGGACAACTCTAATTATAGCCCCGAATACTTAAAACGGCTTTATGTCGTTGAATTTTATCAAATATTGTATAAGATTGAAGAAAAAATAAGGCGTAAACTTAAAGGAAAATAAAAAAAATGGCTGAAGAAATAGAAATAAGGATAGTTGCGGATGATACCGAATTAATTAACAGTTTTCAAAATATAGCGGGGCAAGCCGAAGAACTAAGCGGCACTATTGCGGAAACTGGCGAAAGCATAGGCGCGGGGCTAAGTGCTGGCGGGCTTGATAATTTAACCGAAGGACTAGAAGACGCAGGCGGCGCAGCCGTTGGGGCGTCTAAGGGGATAGGCAAAGCTAGCGGGTCAATGTCTAAATTTACGCGAATCGGTGGGCGTGGTGCGTCTATGTTGGGGCGCTTTGGTGGCAAATCGGGGCTGGTAATTGGTCGGCTGGGTAGTATGACCGCAGCGCTAGCGGGTACACCTTTAGGGGCGTTTGCATTAGCGGCGACCGCTGCGGCGGCTGCAATTAGTTTTTTTAGTAAATCAGTTGACACTAAAAAGATTTTAGAACTCGAAGACGGTATAAAGGACTTAACAAACGAAATAAAAGACTTAGAAGCGCAAGCCGAATTAATAGAATTAGACGTAACTGGCGCAACTGAAAGGGAAAAATTTTTAAAACGTCAAATAATTTTACAGAATGCAGTAAATAAAGCAGCGAATGATTTTGGACAGGCGCAGGCGTCTATTTTTGGGCAGGAACAAAGACTAATAGCATTAAGGGCAACGGGCGCAGAACGCGAAGAAATATTAACAGAAAGAAAACTTTTAAAAGAGTTAGAAAAAGAAAAAGAAGAAGCACGAATAAAAGAATTACAAGCCAAATTACAACTAAAAAAAGACGAATTAGACGAACAAAAACGAAAAGAAAATTTAGCACAAAAAGACATTGAACGCCGCGAAAAAATAAACAAGTTATTTAACAAACTTATTACCGACGAAAGGCAAAAAGCAATACAAGCGGTAACAGATCAAGCCGCAGCACGCGAAAAAGAAGGCAAAGAAATAATTAAAAACCGTACACAATTAACACAGTTTTTAATAGATAATGAAAACTTTAAGATTGAGCAAATAAAGAAAATAAACGCCGAATTCGACGCAGCAGAAGCGGAAGCGAGAAAAGGATTACAGGCTCAACTAATTACGGACGCCGAAGAATTAGAAAAATTTGAAGCCGCCCGACGATCTGAAAAGCTAATAAAAGACATACAAGCCAGCAAAGAAAGCGCCGAAGTAATAGCCGAACAAACGGCAACGGCACAGGATAATTTAAATAAAGAATTAGCCGCCATTAGCGATAAATTCGCGGAAGAAAGGAAACAAAAACAAATAGATGAAAATAGCGAACTATTAGCCATAAAAGCCGCACAGGCTGAAAACTTGTTACAGGCGGATATTTCGACGCTAGAAGCTAAACAGGCTTTACAGTTTGCCGAATTTGCCGAAACAAAACGAACAGACGAAGAAATAGCACAATTTGAAAAAGAGCAGCAAAACGAATTAACACGGCTAACGCTAGAAGGCGAAAAAAAGCGCCTAGAAATAATACGCGACTTTAACAAGCAAATAACCGAAGAAGAAAAAGCGGCGTTAAACGCTCAAATTAAAGCCGTAAAGGCTCAAATTGATAACATAGGGGTAACGGTTCAAAAGGCAAGCGAAGACGCAAAAGGCTTAGGCGGTTTATTAGGACTTAATAAAGAACAAAGCGAAAAGGCAAACCAAGCCGCCGCCCAAATATTACAAAAAACAACCGACTTAGTGCGCAACGCCATAAACGAGCGTATTAATATTTTACAAGAAGAAATTGATTTTAGAGAAAGCCGTATAGACAATTTAAACACAGAATTAAGCAACGAAATAAAACTAAACGAAATTGGGAAGGCGTCAAATATTGAAAACGTAAAAGCGCAATTAGAAGCCGAAAAGGCGGCACGGGAAAAAGCCCAAAACGAAAGACAGGAAGCAGCGCAGGCGGCTTTTATATTAGATTCGGCGGTACAAGCGTCTAGTTTGGCCGTAACGATTGCAAACTTATATAAAAGCCTATCCCCGTTGGGGGCGGTTGGTATCTTATTAGCTACGACATTAACGGGGGTTTTATTATCGTCTTTTGTTGCGGGTAAAGCAAAAGCAGCCGAAGCGGCGGGCTTTGCCGAAGGGGGTTATACGGGGCGATCTAGGACGGGCAGCCGTTACGAACCCGCTGGCGTAGTGCATAAAGGCGAATTTGTGATAGATAAACCGACAACCGAAGCGCTAGGGCTACAAAATAAGAGTATGAAAGACTTTAAAAACTTAATGCTAGGCGAAGCGGTAACGGACAAAAACAACGCTATAAACGCTAAAATAACACAAAATAATACTAATTTAGATGCTATTAATAGGCAGTTATATAAAGACGCGGTAAAAAATGCGATACTGTCACAAAACGGGTTATTGAACGAAATTAAAAAAGCTATAAAAGAGCAGCCCGTTGTTATACCCGTTGGGGAAGGTCGCGCAATTATTGAACGCTATATAAATAACAGAAAAATTAAAGAAATTTTTAAATTTAAAAAATGATTTTATGAACTGGAAACTAGAAAGGGAACTGACCGAAGAAGAAAACGAACTTTTAAATTTTGTACATTTTCCCCGCGAAGTACGAATACAAAACCGCTTACAAAAGCGAATTAAAAAAACCGTTTCAATAGGTGGGTATATAAATAATCAAGCGCCAAAACTTGAAGACATTGTATATAATATAGTACCTAAAAACGTAGCTAATTATCAAAAAAAGAAAACATTAAGCCCCGAAACGCAAAAGGCAAAAAGTTGCTTACATATATATTTCGATAATAACGAAATAGAAAGCGAATTAAATTATTTATTAGCCACCTTTTGCACGCCTAAGCCTACGCCAAGTATGACGGTAAGTAAAAAGCCTTTAGATTCAAGCGCAGAAATTGAACCTTTAAGCGATCTTAAAAAAATGCAGGCTAAAAAAATGTATTTAGAAGACGGCGCAGACTTAAAAGAAATAGCAAAGGCGTTAAAACTTACGCAAAAAATATTAAAACCATATTTAAAATTACTAGATAATGAAATATAAATATAGAAAACAACGCCGTTATTGGGTGGCGCTTAGTTGTAGGGTATGGCATGAATGCAGCGAAGAACAAAAAGAACGTTTACAAAAAACTAGTAATAAATTCGAGTTTGCCGAAATTTTACCGCCAACACCTACGCCAAGCATGAAAAAGGCGACTAAAAAGAAAGCCGAAAGCGTAGCGGTAAAAGACGGCGAAACAAAAGACGCCAAAGAATGAAACAATTTTAATTAAATTAATGTATATTTGTTATGAATGAAGTACAGGACGCCGTACTTACGGCGGTAAGTGAATTATTTAATATTAATTCAAAGGATTTAGCCGAAGCGCTAGAGCAAAAAGAAGTAGAAAATTTAAGCGGGTTAATTAGCGAACTAAAGCCCTTAACTAAAAATTATTTAAACGTCAAACATGACGAATATTTAAACAAAGGTTACAGGCAAGCAAGCAAAAAAACCGAAAGGCTAGTAAAAGAAATTTTTAATAATATAGAGTTTAGCGGCTCATCGCAAGACGAAATATTTACAGAAATTAAACAAGCCTATACAACCGCAAAAAATGACACTACCAAAAAGTCAAAAATAACATTACAAGACGCTTTACAGTCGGACGAAGTAAAAAGCTATTTAGATAAATTCAAAGGTTTTGAAACTAAGTATAATGAACTAAATACAAGTTTTGAAACTTACAAAAATCTTAATTTAGTTAAGTCTAGGGCTTTGAATGTTTTAACGTCTTTAGGTGCTAATTTTAGTAGCGATCAAAATATTAGACAAAGGCAGGAAAAAGCCTTTTTAAATGAATTGAAAGCGCATAAATTCCAGCAAAATGAAGACGGGCAAATATTAGTACTAGATTCAGACGGCGAAAAGCTATTTAATAAAAACGCGGGCGACTATTGGACGTTTAAAGATTTAGTAAAAACTTTGTCCCCCGTCGATTTTGTAGAAAGTAAGCCTAATAATACGCTACCAAAAAACAACGGCGTAAAAGGCAATATTTCAAATACTTATGGTTTAACAAATGAACAATTAAAAAATGTGAGTTTTGAAGACTATAACAAAGCACTACAAAGCGGCGACCAAGAAAAAGCCCAGTATTTATACAAACAAATGTTAAGCAATTACGCAACAACAAATAATAAATAATTTTTAAAAACTAAATTTTTTAGATATGCCAGATTTTACAAGTTCAGAGCTGCAAATAATTAAGGCAGCAATGACACAAGTTTTCCAAAATAAAGGAAACGTACAACCCGAACTAAACAAAACGCCCGTTACTGCGCCCGTTTTATTAGCAAACCAAACCGCAAAAGTCGAAGAACTGAAAGCGGGAAGCGGCGACGCTTGCGTAGGCACTCGTATATGGTATTCGGTAGCAGATGTAACGACAGTTCCCGAAATTTCTAGCACGGTAGTAAATTCAAGTTGCGACCTTACAGAAGGTACGGGTTTAAGTACTGCACACGTCGATTATGATTTTAATGTTTTTTTAAAGCAAGTTATAGAATTAAACGACAAAGATTGTAATAACCTTTTTAAATTTCCCGAAAGAGTAGCCGAGTTATTATTACATAAGCAGTCTTTAATGGTTCAAGCATTTAACAACCATGTTATTAGCGAACTAGAAGCAAACAAAACAACGGCAACAACTAGCGAATTAGTCGACAATGTCGCGGTAGTCGCTAACGATTACACAATTACGGGCGCTGAATATTGGACAGGCGACAAAGTACAGGAAACTATCGCAATTTTTGACCAATTAGCAGACAAACACGGGCTAGGCGAATACCTAGTTATTTGCGGTCGTTCTTTAAAAGTTGCCGCAACTATTGCAAGTTTTAACGGTGGCAATGTTGGCACTACTGAATACGGCGCTAGCGTTGCTTTTTCAAGATCGCAATTATTTTGGGACACTAGAAACCTAGACACAGTTGTAGGCGCCGAAGTTGTTTACTTAGTAGACCCACGCGCTTATGCGTCTTATTTTTATGCTGAATACCCCGAACAAGGCGAAGAACTAGGCGACGATAAGCAAACCGTAGTATTTAGCCTACCTTTGCAATATTACAACAACTTTGCACAGGATAATACAAACGTTTCTACTTTAGAGTTTGCCGAAATGGGCGCTTTAATGCCAGCAAAAATCGATGTAAGATACCAAAAGAAATGCGACGCTACAACGTCAAAATATGGCAAGCCTAGCCTAAAGCATTTTTGGGAACTTGATCTAGTGGCATTATTTGAACTTGCACCAAATGACGGCGCTAATACTGGCATCGTTAAAGTTGTAAAAGCATAAAATAAATGTTAGATTGTTTAATTAATACCGTAGGGCTTGCAGATACTGCGTGTAATTGCTGGGACAGTTCTAAACCTGTTGACTTTAGTACAATAAACGAAAGTAAAAGCGGGCTTTATGTTTCAGAAAATAACACTTTACCCGTAAATTGGGCAGCAGCTGGCGCAGATTGTGGCACGGGTTCGATATGGGATATGTTAATACACGCCCGAAAGCAAGCCGTACGGTATTTTTTAAGCGATTTTTTGACCGCTATACAACACAAAAAAACTGAAAGATTTACACCGTTTAAAAAAATTGGCGACGATTATTACAAAAGCGGGGCTATTGTAAACGGCGATTTTGTCGGGTTTTGGATTGAGCCGTACGAAGTGCGGGGCGCTAAAATAATAATTGATAGTATAGATATAGCTATGTGGTCGGGCATTTTTGACCCTACAAGCATTGATATATTTATATATGATAGTTTAGACCTTAGCACCCCTTTAGCTAGCACTACGGCGAATTTAACGGCTAATAAGCAATATTTTACGGCGTCTTTGTCTACGCCCTACATAATAGATTTAACAAATGTTAGGGACGATCTAAATCAAAGGTTTTATTTTGTTTATGAATTGCCGCGCGGCTTTGTGCCAGTTAGAAATGACACTGAAAAGGGCTGCGGCTGCTCATCTCAAAATATATATAGAGATAATCCATATTTAGCACTTTTAAATATTAGCGGCGTTCAAAGTAATAGTATAAACGAATTATTAAACCCCGTTGGGGCTAGCGGTAACATGAACGGTTTATTATTAAATACTAAATTTGAATGTGATTATTATAGCTGGTTATGTGAATTAACGCAAGATATGACAAGCCCCGCAAGTGGCGACCGTTTAAAATTGGGTATGTGTCTAGCCGACACGTTACAAGCTAAGGCGGTAATGATTTTAATAGATTCGATTTTAACTAGCAATAGAATAAACTATTATACTATTATATCAAACCCCGAAATTTTATATTCTAAGCATGGGCATTATAATAAAATATATAAAAACGGTATTGATAACCTAGTTTATTATATGCCGAAAGATGTTACCGATTGTTTAGTATGTAAAGAAGACAAAAGAATTAAAAAATCTCAAATAATAATTTAAAATTTTAAAATTATGTCATGTAAAAATATTTTTAGTGTTGATTGTTCGACAATTAGCTGCCCTAGTGGGGCGCTAGGTGCTGCGGACGTTATGACACAGGATTGCAGTAGCGATATTAAAAGAAGTGAAGTTAATAGTATAGTTTTATTTCATCCTACGCTAGGAACAGACCCGACGAGCAACTGGCCGACACCCGCCGCCGTTGATTTTTCAATAGACAACGCCGACACAACCGACGCCGACCAAAAACAATTTTTTGGGCGTGGCTCATTAGGCGAACCCGAAGCCGTTACAACGGTAATAAATGACTTTAGAGAGTTTACACTTACAAAAGAATATACTCTAACATTTACGATATTTGACATAGGCGGCGACACATACGACTATATGCGTAAATTAGAATGTGGGGCGGTTGTTCCTTTGCTTTTATTTACAACCGTAGGCGGCGAAATGTACGGCAATAGCGGCGGAATTTGCCCGAAGTCTATACAACCCAGTTTAATTTTAGACGAAGGAAACGACGCCATTAAACGCTGGCAATTAGTCATAAAATGGGAAGCACAAACCGCACCCGACGCAGTAACGAACCCTTTATAAATCGTTCATAATTTAAAAAGGTTGTTTATATTTATAGGCAGCCTTTTTTTTCTTATATTCATAAAAACTTATTTTATGTACGCTAAAATCACGGCATATAATACAAGCGCGGCAACGTCTAGCGGGGGGCTATGCTCAAATTTTAGTATAAATCAATATTGGAAAAGTAGCTACAAAAACGTTTTTTACTTATGCTCAAACACCGCCCGCCCAGTATTTGAAGATATAATAGAAACAACTACCGATAGTACGGGGCAAACTAAGCGCATTTTAAATACAAGTATTGAAAAATATAGCCTTTCAGTATTGGCGGCTAGCCCGTTACTATCTTTTTTAAAAACGATAGATAAGCACGAAGTAAAAACGATTGAAATAATAAGCACGGGCGACATTTACAATATTAAAAATATTGATATTGAAGACGAAGGGGCAGCGCTTGACGTAGTGCAAAAGGTAAATATTACTTTTGAATTAGATGCTATTACTAATATAAAAGATACTATTTATGAAGACACAACGCAAAAGCTAGCGTATTTCGATAATAACGGCGACGGCACACCCGACATAAACGGCGAAGCACAATACACGCCAACGGCTTTAAATTTTACAACCGATCAATTATATTATGAAGCGGACGGCGTAACACCTGCAACCGCTGGGGCGGTTCGTCTTTTGGTATATGCCGAAAGAAACGGCGAAAACGCGCTAATCGGTCGCTTTAGCGGTAATTTTGGCGATAGTTTAACGGATGCTACAAAATGGAATACCCTTCAAAATTTGTATGATTATTTTGACGTTTCAAATACGGTAGGGCATACCAACGAAATAAAATTTTTCAAAAAGGCATGGGCTGAAGACTATGGATATTTATCGACTGAAAGCGAAGACAGAGCCGTAAAAATTCGTTTTGATCTAAGTATAGACGCGGGCGCATTTAATAGTACGACATTAGAATTAGTGTACACCGTTAACGGGGCATTTTCGACAACGGGCGTACTTAATGGCGCAGCGAAAACGTACGGTATAACGACGGTTAATAACTTAGATTTAAAAACTACAATAGGCGCAACGGCAGACGCCCGCGTAATTGGCGCAACGTCAAATAGTTCATTAATTACAAGTTTTCAACAAATAGCGCAAACCGTTAGCACTGTAAAATATTTAATAGATATTGAACCTAGCGGCGAAATTTCCCATTCTAATAATAGTACAACGGGGGCGGGGTATTTAGCTAGTAGTTACAGGGCAAGCGATAACACGGGTGCAACGTCAACAAACGCGTTAAATTATTCGTTTGGGGTTTGGGAATTAGCACTAACAAAAGATTTACAACGGACTAACGTATTAAATTTTACTAGCGGTTTGTCGCCTTATCAAATTTTAATACCTTTTAAGTTTGATAAATTTGGTAGCTATACCGTAAACGGTAACGTAGTAAACAACACCGCCGAATTATTGCTTAATGGTGCAACCGCTGCGACGTTTTACTTAGCAACAGACGCCGCACAAATAACTAGCACCACCACACAGGCAACGGGCGCGGTAGCCGTTACACTACCCGATACAAATATTAATACATTACGTTTAAAAGTAGAAATAGGGGGCGCGCCTAATTTAGAAATATTTACAGAATTTGAAGCGCAGCTATACCCAATATTTTAATTATGCGATTGATTGCACAAAATACCGATACCGTAGAAACGCAACTAGGCGAATACTTAGCAACCGTAACGGCGGGAACTATTTATAAAAATATTATTGTTCAAATAGAACAAACCGCGCCTTTTTGGGGTAAAAGATTGTTAAATAAATTAGCCGCTGGGGTTATAGATCAAACGTACTATAATACTATTGTAAATAATCAAAGCAACGAACGGCAAATTATACAAATAGAAAGCACAAACGTAAACAAAGCCGATTTAATCGACTTAGTGGGCGATTTAGAAATAGACACGGGCGGCGATAGTGCAAGTATTATTACAAACTTAAATAATATAAACATACAGTTAATAATATAAATATGAATTTATTAATAAAACAAGAAAATAGCTATATTCAAATATTAGACAATGACAATAATAATATTTTATTTGTTTGTTCATTTAATGCAACGGCTAACCCTAATTATACAGACTTTAAAACCATTGATATAGTAGATAATAACAGTATAGAAACCTTTAAATTACCTTTTGATAATTCTACAATATTTTTACAATTTCTTACAGGGTCAGCTACTCAATACGCGGGGACTTTTGAAAATTTAGTAGAAACATTAAACAATGATTTTTTTAAAGATTATAACGCCGCTATTTTAGAGCAACTTAAAAGTGAAAATAATATTTATCATGAATTAAAAAGCGCCCCTTCAAATTTTGTTTTAACCGATTTTTTAGATCTATCATTTGCCGTTGTTTCGGGTAGCGTTGACGTTACAATTAATAGCGATACGGTTAACTATCCTATAACGGCATTTAGTAATAAAATTCTAGGCGCTGAATATTCAAAAGATAATTATTTAAATAGTGTAACTTTTGACGGTTCGGGCGACGTATTAATAACATATACAAAAGCATTATAAAATGGGACTAATTACAATACCAATAATAGGGGGGTCGCAGAGTGTTAAAAATGAATTTGTAAATAATACATTTTTAAACCCTACCGTAGGACGCCAAACAACTAACACAATAGGCGTTAATCGTTTGCATGGGTTTTGTTATAGTATAGACAACCAAATAGTTATAAATGGTGTAACAATAACCTGTACGGGGGCGGGGGGCGTTATAACGTCCGCTATTTATAAATACGATTCAGATAATAACAACTTTGTAAAAGTAACAAATACCGAAACAAACGGCTATAATTCTTCGGTAAGCGGTTTTCAAACGGTATCTATTACAGAAACCACACTAGATCAAGGCATTTACTTAAATTTAATACATTCAGACACTCAAACGACAAATTTTTTATGTTTTGACCAACCCAAAAAGGACACACCTTTAGGGCGAGATTCTTCGGGGAATAAAATTTGCGGTTTTAAAAAGTTTAATTTTTCCCTTTCGGGGGCTTTGCCAACAACCGTAGACAATGGCGCCCCGTTTTTTCTAGTTGGCGTAAATTTCTTCGAAAAATATTCATCTTTTTTATTAAATATGGCTTAAAGTTTAATAATGAATTTATATAAAATATATAAAAATAATTGGTATTGTAATAAACCGTTTGAAACAATAGAAAAAGCGCAACAATACGCAAATAGTTTAGGCGACGGCTACAACGTAGAATATATAAGCCCTTACACCCCTATAAGTATTGGCGAACGTCAAAGCATGGATTTAGTTTTTTGTAATGATTTAATAAATACATTTGTATATGATAATAGGCAAGTACAAACAACTACCGAACAAAAGGCCGCTTTAATGGCTAAGTTTCAAAACTTGCTATTATTTGCGCAAGTGGGGGACGTAAAAACAATAAGCGCGGAACTGCCAACAATACCAATAGACGAAATATACACGCAAGCTAGAAAAGACAAATATATACAAATGGTAAACGATTATTTAGCACAATTTTAATTTTTTGCAATGAGTGAAAGCGGCGTATTATTAGGCGGTTCTTTATTAATGTTAACGGGTATTGATATAGTAAGCAATGAAATATTTTTAGATATTATTGCAAAACTGGGCGTTATTGGCGTTTTGTGGCTATGGCTTAAAGATATGCGCGCGCAAATGAAAGAACAACGGGCGCACTATCAAAAATTATTTGATGATCTCAAAGACCAACAAGACGAACAAAACGACAAAATAGAAAATTTGATAACTACAACGCTTTTAAAATTATTGAAAAAATGATATATAAAAAAAGTAAAAGTAAAATACAAAAAGTTAAAGGCATTAGTACAAAAGGCTTAACACAGGCGCAAGCGTCAAAGCTAAAGCAGCACGCAATACACCACACCCCCCAGCACATTAAAAAAATGATTGAAGAAATGAAGAAGGGTAAAACTTTCAACGCTTCGCATAGTTTGGCAATGTCAAAAATAGGGAAATGAAAAAGAAAAAAATTAAACTACCCAAAAGGGGCGGGCGTGTAAGCACTAACAAAAAAACAAAGGCGCGCAAATATGGCAAAAAGTAGAATACAAATAGGTAAAGTAATTACGATAAAGGGCAAAAAATACCGTATTGGGCGCAGCACGGCGAAGGGTAAGAAATACAAAGCTACACCTTTAAACGGTGGCGGCGTTGTAAACTTTGGCGCATCGGGTGCATACGCAAAGCCAAACACTAAAAAGGGTGATTCATACTGCGCGCGAAGTGCTGGCATAAAAAGCACTAAGAAAGGGGCAACGGCTAACGATTTTAGCCGTATGTTATGGAACTGTAACGGAAAAAAATCTATGCCTAAATAATGAAACCAACGCCAACAAATAGCAAGCTATACAACCGTATTAAAAAACGTATTAAAAGCGGCTTAGACAAAAAAGGCGCTAGGTGGTCGGCTAGATCGTCGCAGCAGCTAGTAAACGAATATAAAAAGGCAGGCGGTAAATATAAAGGTTCAAAACAAAAATCTAGCCTTTCGGAATGGCAGCGGGAAACGTGGGTAAGTATTAATAGTGTCGGCGATATAGTCGGGGCGTGTGGGTCTAGTAGAACGAAAAGCGGTAAGCAATATAGGTGTTTACCAAAAAGCAAAGCGGAAAGCCTAACAAAGGCGCAACGAAAAGCAACCGCACAAAAGAAATTAAAAGCACCTAACCAAGTAATTAAAAACACTAAAAAAGCCCGCGTAAGGCGTTAAAATTATAATTATGTCCAAAGATACAAAAGACCAATTACACGCGCTTAAAATGCAAAATATGGCGCTTAAAATGCAAAACAACCAATTAATTGACTTTGTTGAAGACGTGGGGGCTATTTGCTTACCCATAGCGGGCGAAATTGCAAGAGCAAAAGGTTTTTTAAAAATATTTAAAATTATAAAGTTAGCTATTAACTTAGCTAAAATTTTAATTGATTTATTCGATAGCAAACCCCGTTTAAAACGTTGGTATTAAATGCAATGTTTTTTAGTGTGATTATATATATAAAAAAGGGGTTAAGTTTTTACTTTTCCCCTTTTGCTTTTAATAGTTGTTTGTATTGCTTAATTCTATACATTCGCCGCCGTCCCCGTCCCAGCTATATTGTAGATCGACCACCACGCTAGGCGCTGGCTTTGGCTTTGATACTTTGAAAATTTTTAAATTCGCAAAGATTAAAAAAAGGGATATTATTAGCCCCGTAAGTCGTAAAGGTTGTTTTTTCATTGTCTTAAATTTCGCCGTTAATTATTAAAGTTATTAAAGTATATTTCATTTGGTTTTTAAAGTCTAATGTAGTGCAAACTTTAGGTAAAGGGTAATTATCTAAATTTTTTAAAACTAAATTGTTTTTATTTGAATCATTAATTAATAAATAATGTGCAGCCGTTGGGTCATTGTTTACAATTTCTATTTTTTTAGCTTTTGAAAGTATACCCGCTTCGTTTCTTGTTAAATTTTGCATAATGTCTTAATTTTTGTTTTGTTTAAATTATTTATACATTTTATACAGGTTACATATTTTTTTATACTTGTAAAGTCTTTACATTTTGACCAATGTACACCGCAAGAAGTAGAAGCAACTATAAAAGATCTTTTTTTGTCGTCACTTATATAGTGTATTTTTATTTGTTTTCCCATTCTTCGCCGTTATAATTATAAGTAAATTCTTTTACTAAAATACTGTTTTCAAACTTTGAAACCTTAACATTTGAAACAATGCCAATTTTTTCTAGTCTGTTCATTTCGATTTGAACATCTACAAAATTATATTTAAACTCTGAAACCCCGTTTTTAGATGTAATTAAGAAAGCGTCCATAATAAAAAGTTTTAAAAAAGTTTGTAACCGTTTGACAATATCAAATATAGGGTGTTTACTTTTATTTTGCAAGTTTTTTGCGAAATTTATTTTTAATAAAATACACCCAAAACAAGCCAAACCGTTTATTTATCGGTTTTTAGGGCAAATAAAAAAAAATAAACTTTTTTTAGTAAATACGTTTTTACAACAAAAAACCCCCTAAAAATAGGGGGCTTAATGTGTAATTAATCAACTAAGTCAAAAGGGTAGGTCGTTATTTTCTTCAACTACCGCCGCCGTCTTTACCGCTGGCGTATCGTCGGTTTGTGTTTTGGTAATACGCCAGCCCCTTACATTAGTAAAATAAGTATTTGGCTTTGTCGTCGATTCCCTAGAGTAGACATTCATTTCAATAGTTACCGTGTCGCCGTCCTGTATTGTTTCGAGCATATCGGCGCCTTTATTAACAAAGTCAACACATAAAACGGGGTTGTATTGGTCGCCCGTTGAAATTAACAATTTTTGAATTTTAAAACTTTCGTTTACTTCGCGTACGTTTCCCTTTTTTAATACGTCGCCCGTGTGTGTTACGTTCATAATTTAAACTTTTAAAAGTGTTAATAATATAATTATATAAATCTTTGTCATTTACATTTATAGGGCTTAATTGATGTAAACCCCCGCTAAATTGTAAATTGTTTATTTGTTCGTAATATTTATGTTTTTTACCGTCATGGTATAGCTTAGCCGCTACAACCGAAATTTTATACCTTTCTATTATCATAAATAGATTTAAAAATACAAAAAATTAGCAACTTAATCGACATATTTTGTAAAACGTGCAATTTGTCCCAATTCGGGCGAATGTAAAAACGCTTCTAGCGCGGGTTTTGATTTATAGCCCTTTGCATTGTGCCACGCATCAGCACCCGAAATACTACGTAAATACTCAATATGTACTTTATCTTTTATAATATTATTACTTTCTCTTAATACCGTAATATCATTATAATCTTTGCTTAGTATTTGTTTACTATTTTTTCTTATATGGTGGTGTAAATGTCCTAAATACCAATAACCGTATATACATTTTGCCCACGTTTTTTTAGCTTCTATTTTCATAAGGTCGACTAAGTCGCGATCTTTCGCCGTGTCGCCGTGTGTGAACCCTAACAAGTTTACGCCATAGGCTAAATATTTACGCGGGTTTGCTTTTGTATTAAATACTATATTGGGGTTATTACAGAAATAGGCTTCTAGCGATTTACTGAAATAATAGCCGCTTAAATAGTCATGGTTCGACATAGTATGTATATAATAAATATCTGTTTTTTTACTTAGTATTTCAATTATATGTATATACGCTTCAAAAGCCGCCGTAAACGTTTCGTAAAATTTTCCGCTTACATCTTGCGGCGTCCCCTTTGTGGTCGTATTTAAAAGTGTGTCAGTGTGTAAAACATCGTTCCCGCCGACTATTACAATTTGTTCAATATTAAAGTTATTGGTATAATCTAAAATACCCGTTACGCCATTTATTAAACGATCTTTTGCTTTTTCTAGGTCGTATTTTTCGCCCGTTTCTTCAATAGTCGCCAGTTTTCCGAAGTGTATATCCGACGGGCTAATACATAAAAGAACGGGCTTATTATACCTTTTGCGCTCATACCGTGCCACCGTTGGGGATATTTCTCTTAATTGCTGGGTTGTTTCGTCTATCGCCTTTTTATAGTCTAATTCTTTGTTTTTGGCAAATATTGAATACTTTTTAGATTTATACCAATAGTGTTTAATATCTTCGGGCGGTATACCCGCCGCTTTAGCTTCATTCATTAACCCTTCTTTTTGATCTTTGAAAGCGTTAAACTCATATTCGCTAAAATGCTTTCTAAAAAATTCCGCGTGTTTTGGTGTGAACCATTGCGGCATACGTGGGCGGTTTTGCATGGCTTTTTTATTTAATATACGTTAATTTCATTTATCAAGCCTTTGTAATTTGTATGTTTTTATTATTCTCAATAATTTTTTATTGTATTGTGGGCTATTTAGGCAACTGGTAGCGTATACATAACCGCCATTTTTTACGAAATTTTTGCTTTCGGCTACGGTTTCGCCCCCGCAAATTGAGCAAAGCCAGCCGCTAATATCGTTACTTTTTAGGCGGCTTTTATATCTACCGTTTAAAACGTTTGTATAGTTTCTAATACTAAACCAATACGACGGGAATATATGAAAGCGATCTTTTGGGGTATCGTCGGCAACGTTTAAGGATTTACTTTTATCTTTTCCCCTGTATTTTATGCCGTATAGATTTCGACCCTGTACGGCTAGGCGTGAAAGGCCGTAATTACTTTCTAAAATAGCCGCCGCCGCAATTAAAGACGGGGGTATATTTTTTAACTTACCTTCGACCTTTGCCGCGTCGCTTATCCATTTAACAAACGTTTTTATATGGTTACTTTTCCACGTTTTAAAGCGCTCTTTAATTAGCCGCTTTTGTTTGTTGGTTACGGGTAGCGTTTCGATTTGTTCGCCTTTGTATTCTTTTGATGTTAACCATTTACGCCCGACGGGTAAACCGTTTAAGTCGTAATTCGTACCGCTTATCGTTTCGGCTGCCCCCGCCCATATTTCGGCGGTTTTTTTTATTTCGGGTTTATTTACCTGTTTCTTTACTTGCTGGGGTTGCTCTTTTATACAAATACTATCTATTATTGTATTTGTGATTATTTCGCCCTGTGTAGGCATTTCTTTTTGTGTGTTGCTAAATTGTGCGTTTTTTAAACATAACACCGCTACGGCGTAAATAATAACCCCTAATAAATTGTAGTACATAATTTTTGTTTTGTTGTCGTTTTAAATACTTTACTTTAAAAGCTAAAGTTTCAAAATTAAAATATATTTATTTTTAATATTTGTTTAAGGGGTTGTAAATTAAACCGTTAAAGAATAAAGAACAACCCCTTTTAACATTATCTATTAACAAGCGTTTCTAATATGTCATGCTGCAACGCCGCCGCCTTTTTTAATTTATTTTCAAACACTTTAAATAGACCATAGTCGGCGTATATTTCAACCGAATGAATGCAACTAGTATAAAAGTTTTCATTTTCAATAAGTCGCGGATCGTATGAAACAAAATGACAATAAGAAGCCCCAGTAATAAATAATTGGTGTTGAACTTGATAATAGTATTGTTTATTGTGTTTTAATAAATCTATACCATTTTCAAGATTTAAAATATTATCTATATGGTTTTTACGGTTGTAAGGACATTTTATTTCTATTAAAAAGTTTTCCCCGTCCGCGTCTATTCCTTCGCCGTCGGGGCTTGCACCCGTCCACAATTCGGGGCAGTCATAAAAGCCGCCGTTTTGTATTTGTAAGTCTTTAATGTCGGCAAACATTTGGCGGGCTTCGTCTTCGTGTTCTTTTCCCCAGTCAAGCGCTGCGCCGTATATTTCGGGGGCTTCGCCGTATATTAATTCGGTTGTTTTTTCTTTAATATACGTTTTTGCGGTTTGGGACATTTCGCCCGCTTCCTTATCTTTTTTTGAGCGTGGCTCAGTCATTAAATTATATATTTCGCTGCTGGTAAATTTACCAAGTCTTAAATTTTGCCATTCTTCGCCGCCCTGTTCTACATCGTATTTTTTTACGTTCATAATTATTTGTTTTTTAGCTTATTGATTAAATCGTTTTTACTTTGTTCTTTTTCCTGTTTTTTAAAGTCGTCGGCTTCATCCTGCCCGTAAATATTAAATTCGTAAGCATTAACCAATTTTAAAACAACGCGAGAAAGTGCGCGTTTTTCGGCTAGCATTAAGTAATAGCTAGACGTACAATTTGCGGGGCTAGCTTCGCCAAAAGTTTCTACTTTTCGACCATTTAAAAAGCCGTAAGCCTTAACCGCTGCATAATCTTTGTCGATCTTTACAACATCAAAAGTAACGTTTATATCTTTTGCCCTTTGAATTTTTTCTATACCTGTACGGGTTATAATAGTATAAAACCCTTTTTTATGTTTGTATGTGTCTTCGGGTAATAGTCCGCAATCCTTATACAAAGCGTTTAAAATTTCTTTTTGTGTCATTTTTACGGGTTGTTTAGGTTTTGGCTTTACGGTTTGTTTAGCCCCTATATTAGCCGCCATTTGTTCGGCTTCCATTTGTTGGGTAAATATTTCTTTTTGTCGTCCCATACTTTTAAAATTTTGTTTATTATGTAATTATTAACGATAGCAATATTAAATATTAAAATTATATTTTGCAAATTTTTTGCAATATTTCGCAATTTTTAAAAATAATTTATATATTCGTGAATAGAAAAATAAAAAACACTAAGTATATGCAAGCACTATTAAAAAAGATCGCAAAAAACATACGTCGCGACATGAAAGATAATAACATTTTATTTCTTAATTCCTGCCCTTATCCTGTAAGTTGGCGAACTATTAACACAATTTTAGACGCAGCCGAAAAAAACAAGGATTTTACATTCAGTATTCGCACATTATCGCGCCTTTGTGATTATTTTAAAATAAATTACGAAATTAAGGGGCGAAACATTTATTTAAGATATGTTAACAAAAATAATAATAAACGGAATAATACACGGGCTTAACGGTAAACACGGACTAATACGCGAGCATTACCATACGGCAAAGCGAAAAAAAGAAAAATATACACTTTTAATAAAAAGCCAAACGAAGAATAAACACGCGGGGCGGGTTACAATTAAATACATTGGCTATAAATCGCGGTTCATGGACTGGGACAACTTCGCGGCCAGTTTTAAACACTTAGGCGATAGTCTAGTAAACGCTGGGGTAATAGTTGACGATAAACCCGCTATAATTGTAAAATTCACACCTATACAAATAAAGTCAAAAATTAAAGACCAAAGGGTCGAAATTATTATAAAAGATTACAACGAATGAAAACAGGACAAAAAGAGATTTATTTTAAAGAGTTTGTTAATAAATATAGAGTCTATAAAAGACTAAGCGGCGAAAAAGCGGGCGGGTATATTTATAGCCCAACGGGCGAAGATCGCGACCATGTTTTAAAACAAGTTAGACACCCTTATAAATGCTTTACGGTTTGGACGGTATACCATGAAAAGGGGCGAAAAATAATAAAGGCGGGTTATAATGTTTCAAAGTATAGAGTAGGGCATATATTAAGCGGTAAAAGGTGGCAAGATAAAAACAAAGAAATTTATTTAATTAAAAAAAATTAAAAAATGGAAAATAAAAAAAATAATTGCGGGGTAAGTTTAGATCGAGATTTTTTAAATGCTATTGATAAAAAAGTAGATTGTATAAACAATGAAGACATTGTATATACTTATGTATGCAAAACCGAAGACAACACAAAAAGCCGCCTAAAATTGGGCGTTAATTATCAAATAATTAAATGCTTAGTTTCCGAATTGAAAATTGATTCTTCATGGGAAAATTACGCAGATAACCATATAAATAATATAAGGGTTTTTATTGAATTATACCCACTTGATAGCCTACCCAGTTGGTACGATAAAAACCATTATTTTGAAGACTTTCAAGAAGCCGCAGATTGTAACATATTTTACACTAGAGATGCGGCTATAAATTATGTAAATAAAAACTTTAAATAAAACAGTAAGAAAATGAACGATACAAAACAAAGATTTATAATTAAGTATATATATAAGCCAACAAACGAAAGTAAAATGTATGTAGGGGAAATATACGAAAGCGCTATAAATACATTAGGCGGTATGCTAAAGCTAAATGAATTTTATACGGTAATATCATACAATTTTGACTATTAAATGCAAACACCAAATTATTACACGGTATTAACCCCAGCCGTAAGGTATAGCGACAAAATAAGCGACTTTCAAAAAATATTATTTTCTGAAATTGTCGCCCTTTGCAATACGTCGGGGGTTTGCTTTGCATCAAATAAATATTTTTGTAATTGCTTTAAAAAGTCAAAAGTAACAATTTCACAAAGTATATCTAACTTACAAAAAAATGGGTTTATTACGCTTGAAATAGACACCGAAAAAGGTAATAAAAGAACAATTACAATATGTAAAGGAATTGAACGACCTATTAAAGAAAAGTTTAACACCCCTAATAAAGAAAACTTAAACACATATAATAAAGTTATTATTAAAGATAATAACACTATTAATAAATATAATGTTAATAACTACGATTTATTTAATACCTTCATTAGCTATTACAAAAAACAAACGGGGCAGCGGTTAAGAATACCAACACAAAAAATAAAGCTAGCTGCTAGCCAAAAATACAAACTATTTGCCGCCCGAATAAATGACGGTTACACCTTAGACGATCTTAAAAAAGTTTTAGACGCTAAAATAAAAGACTGGGGCGAATGCGACAAAATGAAAAAATACATTCGAATAGCTACCCTTTACAATAAATCGAACTTTGAAAAATATTTAGACGAATCCGAAAATATAGACAACTTAAATACAAACGTTTCTAAATTGCCGTGTATTGAGCGATATTTTAAAGCCCGATACAATACTAAGAAATATAATTTAATGGCGACACGGGGCAAAATAGACACATTTAAAGCCCTTTTTAATGAAAACTTTAATTACTTGAAAGAGTTTAAAAGCAATTTTACCAATAATTCGATAAATGAAATGGTACTTTTTGAAATTGCGTTTACGTCGTTAGGGTCGGACAAATTAACGGGAACGACAAAAGAAAAAAAATTAAATTCTTTTCTAAGGTGGTATAATAAACAAAGCGATTATTTTAGAAATAAAGGCGACATTTTACAAATTATATAAAAGCAAAACATTAAATTAAACAAACCAAAATTAAAAAGTATGTTAAAAGACGCAATTAAACTACATGAAAGCGGGTTTAAAATAATACCCGTTAGGCAAGATAAAACGCCCGCGTGTCGTTGGTCGGAATACCGAAAAAGCCAAAACCTAGACGACATAAAAAAACTATTCGCAAGCCATACCGAAGGGCTGGCGATCATAACGGGGGACGGTTTAGAAGTTATCGACATAGATTTAAAATATAGTTTAGACCCCTTTAAATTTTTAGATGATATTTGTAATCGTATAATCGAAACAATAGGCTTACAGGATTACGAAAGCCTAATTTTTGTACATACTCAAAACAAAGGGTTTCATATTTACTATAAAACCGACGTTATAGAAGGTAATCAAAAACTAGCTAGCCGTTACACAACGGACGAAGAACGAACGAACCCCAACGATAATACACGGGTATTAATCGAAACGCGGGGGCATGGTGGCTACGTAGTCGCACCCCCTACAAATGGCTATAAATACGACGCCCCAGCGCGTACACTTGAACAAATACCATTTTTAACGGACTTTAAGCGCAATAAATTAATTAAGGTTTTAAAAGAATTTAACCAAACGGACGAACACTACAAACGCGCCCAAATATCGACACCCTTAAAAGACTTTTCAAGTAATAAAACGACTATTGAAGCCTTTAACGATTCGCACACGTGCCGCGAAATTATAGAAGCTAACGGCTGGGAATTTCAATATACACAGGGGCAAAACGATCTATATAGGCGCCCCAACAAAGACAAAGGCGTAAGCGGGGGTTATTCTCAAAGCCTTAACCTTTTTTATTGTTTTACATCGTCCACCGAACTAGAACCAAATAAAGCATTTAACCCGTTTCAATTATATACTTTTTTTAATCATTCGGGGGACTATCACGCAGCTAGTAAAGAACTTTATAAAATAGGGTACGGCGATAGACTAGAAAAACAAGACTTTAAAAAGCAATTAAATATAATAAGCGACGAAGTACGGCAAAAGGAAAAAAACACCGATAGCGACTTAATGCAAAGTATATTTAATACAAATTTTGATATACATATAAAACCGACAATAAAACCCAGTACATTATTTTTAGTTGACCCATTAACCAATAAAGAAACGGGTATAGGTGGCGAAGGCGAAATAATCACATTTTTAGGTTTACAAAAATCGAGAAAGTCAGCAATAGCCAGCGCGGCGGCTAGTTGTTTCATACAGGGGGTTAATAGTTGCCTAAACTTTCGGGCGGCTTATGACGGTAAAAAGATTATACATATAGACACAGAGCAAGGCCAATACGACTATTATAAAACGTGCGAAACAATGCTACATTATGCAGGACACAACAACCAAAACGCAAATAATTTTTATAGTTTCCGTTTGACTAATTACACCACACTACAAAAGGTTCAATTTTTGGATTATATAGTTAACAAATTAAATAATATAGGTTGTTTATTTTTAGACGGTATTGTAGACCTTTGCAAAGATTACAACGACTTGAAAGAAGGGCGCGAGATTGTGCAATATGTGCGGCGCTTATGCTCAAAACATAGCTTTTTATTAATGAATGTTTTACACAATGCACGTAGCACAGGAAAAGCGCGGGGGCATTTAGGTACGGAATTATTAAACAAAGGTAAATGTAATATAAACATAGTAAAGGATAAAGAAGGCGGTTATAGTACGTTAACTATTGACGATCTACGGGGCGCACACGAACCGCAAGGCTTTGACTTTTCGCATAATCATTTTGGGCAATTAGAAATAGTATAATTATGCAAGTAACGGAAAAAATAAAAATAACGAATGAAGACAATATGCAATTAATGTCAAGGTATGAAGATAATTACTTTGACTTGGCTATTGTAGATCCCCCTTATGGTATAGGGGAAGCAGGACAAAGAAATAAGTCTGGAGATCGAAACACGAAAAAATGGTCAAACCCCAAAAGTATAAAATATAAATCATTTGATGACAGCAGCCCCCCGCAAAAAAAATATTTTGCTGAACTTTTTCGTGTTTCAAAAAATCAAATTATATGGGGCGGGAATTATTTTACAAATTACTTAAAACCTTCAAAAGGGTGGATAGTTTGGGATAAAAAAGCAGACATTAAAGAATATTTATCAATGTGTGAATTAGCCTATTCGAGTTTTAATAAAAAATGCAACAAGTTTGAATTTTTATGGGCAGGATTTAAAAAAGCAGTTCAAGAAAAACGAATACACCCAACGCAAAAACCTGTTAAGTTATATGAATGGCTTTTAATAAATTACGCAAAAGAAAGGGACAAAATACTTGATACACATTTTGGTAGTGGCTCAATAGCGATTGCGTGCCATAATTTAGGCTATGAGTTGACGGCGTGCGAACTTGACAAAGACTATTACAACGCTAGTATAAAGCGAATAAAACAACATATTAGCCAATTAAGAATTTTTTAAACATGGATTTATTCACATTACCGATAACACAGGAACACCAAAAGAAAGCCGCAAAATTAGCCGACAAATACGCATATAAAGGCTCAATAATGAAAGGGGCGCGAAACTATACAAGTAAGTTGAGCGAATTGATAATAGCTGAATATTTAGGCGTGGAACTAAAAAATA